AAAACGAAAACAGCCCCACCTGCCATAAGCAAGTGGGGCTGTTTGTTTGGAGGAAGCATGGTTTGTCACAACTGTCGCAGTCCGCGTCCGCCAATGCCTGAGGGTGTAACCCGTCCGGGCAAGCGGTCTGAACGTAGGAAGCTGGAACGCGAAGCGTTACTTGCGGCCAAAGCTCTTAATCATGGCCCGGTACAGGGCAGCGCAGGCCAAAGCATCACTGAGCGCATCGTGGGCATTGATAATGTCGATGCCAAAGACTTCACAGAGTGAACCAAGACTAAGCCGCTTGAATGGACACTCGCGCCCGTGCCAAGCGGCTGCGTCGTTGATAGTCGTAGCCAACGCCATCGTGTCCCGCGAGTAGGGGTGGAACAACGCATCAAATGTGTCCAGGCCCAGCCAGTGGGTTAGGAAACCCCGCTCGAACGGATAGTTATGTGCCAGTGGGCACAGTCGCTTCTTGTAGGGCAAGTCCAGTTTAACGAACCATTCATCTAGTAAGTCGGCGGCTTTGCTCTGGCTGACCGCTGAGTTGGCAAGTTCGTCCACCTTGATCCCATGAACTCCCAGTGCCCCTCGTTGCCGCTCTGGATGCTCTGGGCGTATGTTGATGTAGAACGGGCGTAGCGTTTCACTGGGCTGGATCTCGCTGTTCAGCGGCACGATGGCTATCTGGATGATCTCGTGGAAGCCACAGAGCAAGCCTGTGGTCTCTACGTCGACCGCTGCCAGTACGTCGTGATTCAAATTGAGTAAGCTCGAAGGAATCATTGGTAGTCGCTGCCTTTCACATCCTCAGTGGGGTTGTAAATACGCATCCACGCTGCGTGTGGCAACCCCATGATCTCAGCGATGGGGCTATTTCTATTTACGTCCTCTTGCTGTAAACTACTTTCACACTTGTCAGGCTGCTTGCTGCCAGGGAACTTCAATGGTGGCACGCCGAGCGGATTGTCCTGCTGCTCGATAGTATGATAGGGTAAATCGTTCAGTTCAGCGGGGAGTTGACCTTCTTCGATCAACGCACTCGTCTCAATAAGACACAGAAGATTCCAGCAAGCCTGTTCCAGGTGGGGCTCGTCACGTTGTCCGATCATCCACTTGGCGAAGTGACGCTGAGCACTGTCCGCGTAACGCGATAGCGGGATACCCTTACGCCAGTTATTGGCATCATACTTCTTGGCACCTTCCTCGAATATCTTGGACACAGCCATCAAGGCCCGGTAAGGCAGGAGGTCCATTCGACCCTTACCTTCTTGGCAGTCACGCTGTGCCCCGGACTCGAATTGGGTTCTTTCGCCTGAATCTTTTATCATGACGCTTTCCTTACTAATCTGCCTTCTTGAGAAATTAGCCAGTCAGACGGTTCCGCTGGAACCATGCTGAGGTTACCAATGTAGTTAGTGTTAGATGATAATTTACCGATGGGGAAGCCCTCAATCAACTTGCCTCTGATAACCATTAACCCCCACTCGCTCTTTTCTAAGTCATCGAGAGTTGCTAGAAAGGCTTCATGGAAAGTGCTCAGCGTAGTCGCCGCGCCCGGAACCTTGAAGCAGTGTTCGTCAATGAAGACCTCCAACAAGTCACGGTTACCAGCCATGGCGTCTGCTTTCGATTGGGTCTCTATGACGGGTAACATTAGTCTACCGACTGCTTCGGGAATGTGCCAGTCCATTATGGTCCGCATGAACGCCGGTGCCTCCCTTTGCAATGCTGGTATCAGCACGTCATCCTTAGGGATCTCTTCCAACAGGGAGGGTACGTTCATGGCTGTTATACGCGTGTCGCCGACCGCAACTGGCAAGCTGCTTCGTGAGTTAGCACACTGTACAAAATGCAAACTGCTCCTGGCCTCGTGTACCTGTTTGTACTTGGCGTGTACAGATAGTGTTAGACCGGTCGTCCACTCTTTCAATTTGTTGTAAGCAGCGGAACCAGACTTGCTGATGTCAACTTCGTCGATCACACCCAGCACGACATTCAACAACTCACCGTTATAGCCACTGGTACTCGTTAGAGCCCTGTCAGCCTTCATCACACCTCTGGTTACTAACTTGCCAATGGCCTCGTGAAAGATGCTCTTGCCGCTGTTCTGAGGTCCATACATAAACAGATAGGGAAGCTTACTGAATGGATACCTTAGCAAGCAAGCCACCCAAGCCGTCAAGTAATGACCACCGTTCTTGATTCCCCATTCCTTGCACCACTCAAGGTGTGGGATGTAGACATCCAAATCGCAACCGCAGTGACCCATGACTTTGTCCCAATGAGGGTGGTAGGGAATTTCTCCCTCAGCCAGATCAATTGGTCTGTATACAAACTGGGCAGCGCCCATATTCCACACGCGTCCTCCGGGGAACTCGGGCTGGAATGGTTCATTCACCAACGCCCAAGATTTGTTGATAGCTCCCCCAAGAATTGCATTCACATCTTTACTGTCATGTCCGCCTGTGGCTTGTAAGTGCAAAGCTACATTCTCCTTCGGGTGTCTCACCCATTTACCTGTATCATCTTTAAGGACCCAACTGTCAAACGAACCACCCATACTTCCTAGGTCCTCGTAGGAAATACACTTGAGCATTCTGATCTTTTCATCCATCGCGACGAACGTATCCGCCTCTTCCTTCTCTTGGTCGGTACATTTGTCAGGCTCGCTGACAAGTTTACCCCAACCGCCAGTACCCTTAGCCCACCCAGGAAAGTCGCTGGCAACGTCTTTCTTTTCCTTGGCGAAGGTCACAATCAATTTCCCATCGGGACGGGCTCGCAGGCTGTACGTGCGATCGCGCGCCTTAGCTGGAATGGTAACGGGTGACTTCAGCAGCTCCAACGCAGCCAGGATGCTGGTATAATCGTTGAACAGATACCCACCCTTTTGGTCAGGGGACTCGAACCCTCCAGCCACGGCTGCGACCTGTGCCAGTGTCAGTGGATAGTTGTAGGTCGTGTGGGTCCACTGACCCTGCTTGTCCCACAACTCGTGCTCCCTGGTGTTCTGCCCGAAGCGGTAGACATCCCAGGCTCCATTGAGTTTGGGACGCATGAAGCAATTTGGTTTACCTGCGTCACCGCCAGTGGTGTTAGTGTCGAACAACCCCTTCATTGGGTGCCCACTGTCCGCCCATTTGAGGTAGACCTGTTTTAAGGCTGCTGTGTGCGTCTGTGCGAGGTTGTGATCTCCCACCCATAGACATGTGTACCCTGTGTCCTGGAGAGCGTCCAGGACGGCGTGGTGCGTCTCGTCAAGCTTTATGCTGGTGTGCGCCTGGGTCATCTGATCCAGCTCGTCACCCTCGGTTTCCATGTCATCAAAGTAGCCCCGGACTCGCACCTTGCTACGTCCACCGTTTACTACCTCTATATTGTCTCGCCAGTTAGGGGGCACCACTGGGGAACCCACAGCCGAGCGAATACGAGAGTAGCCACGGTTCTCCTGCGTGGCATTGCGATGATGTAACCAAAGAACCGAGCCGCACACGTCAACGCTCGTTGAAAGGTCCAGACCCGACGAGGCGGACAAGATTGGGAGAAACGCGCGCGCCAACGCTGCGTGCTCGGTATGTGTGTTTGTTGTTGGTGGGTCATCGAAGAAGATGTAAAGGTGCCGACCGTTCCCACGCGTAGATCGAACGATCTCGACCCACTCTGGGGCGCGCGCCACTACCTTTTCCATCTCTTCCTCAGGGATACCTACACCTTCAGAGTGGTCTACAAGAGAATCGAAGTCGTAGCCGACCCAACGTGATTTCTTACTCTGCCAGTCCCACCCGGTTGAGCCAATGGCTACCATGTGGTCTTCGATCAGGAATGTCATGGGCGGATCAGAGTAGCTGGATTCCTCGGTGGCGGCTTTGTACGGCCACCGGATAGGTCCCCACACCTGCCCGTCTTTCTCAAACTTGTTGCTGTCTGGAAGGGGGTCCCCATCCTTATCACAGAGAATCTGAGTCTCCATGGACCGTAGGTTATCCAGCCAGCGCGAGAAGAGCGTAGGGTTATTGTGTTTTGGCAGGATG